CATAGCGGTCGAGGACGAAACAACTGCGTTAAGCGCAGTGCTGTTCCCGATGATTGCCGCCATAGCGGTCGAGGACGACACTACGGCGTTGAGCGCAGTCGCGTTTGCGATTACGGCCGCCATAGCGGTCGAAGATGCAGCCACGGCCGCCATAGCGGTCGAAGATGCAGCCACGGCCGTCATGTCAGCATAGTCCGCAGGATTCAAACCGGCCAGCTTCGCCGCGGCCTTGCCCATAACTGCGCTGGACGCTCCCGTAAGGGTGGCCCAGGCTGTTTCGTTTGCCTTGACAGCTTCAACCGCAACCGCGCTCTCGTAGACTGCGGCCACAGCCACATAGGACGAAGCTACCGCGTTCATCGCTACATGAGAAGTCACCACCGTATTGAACGCTGCGGTGTTTGCAATGACCGCCGTCATAGCAGTTTCGCTTGCAGCTACCGCGTTCATCGCAGCCTGAGAGGTTGCAACCACATTGAGCGCCGTTGCGTTGCCGATGACAGCTGCCATCGCAGTCTCGCTTGCGGCAACAGCGTTGAGTGCAACCTGAGAAGTTACAACAGCATTAAGTGCCGTCGCGTTCCTGACGACAGCCGCCATTGCAGTTTCACTCGCAGCCACGGCAGTCATCGCGGTTTCGCTTGCGGCAACAGCCGCAATGTCCGTGTAGGTAGCACAGCTCTGTCCCGCCAGAGCTGCAATCCATTTTCCGGCGCTTACCGTGCCGGCACCTGCGGCGCGAGACATAACCGGATCGTGCAGGATTTCCAGACAGCGGGCGCTGTCCGAATACATCGCGTCCTGGCTTTCCGCGCCTGCCTCGTAAATGCTTCCGAGAAACGTCTGCACCGCATCGTCGATATACGGCGAAGCCGCAAGCAGCGCATACAGCTCCTGTGCGTTCTTGTCCGGCGTTTCCGGCTCGTAGCCGAGCACGACCGCAACGCCGCCTGCGTTGCTCACGAACGCCTGCGCCTGTGCCCTGCTGGCAAGGATGGTGCGCAGGCGGTGTACGCCTTTTCGATAGTTATCCTTAAACTCATGCGAGTAATAGCTGAAATCCTGCTGAATCTTCTTGAGCATTACTCGTCACCTCCAAACTCAATAGCGATATAATCCATTTCGATCTTCTCTGCCGTTGTAATCGTGCCGAGCGTCGGCAGAACGACCTGCGGCAGCGTCACACCGGAAACATAGGTGATCTGACTGTGACTGGGTGACGAGCCGGTGCCCGAGCCGATATAGCCGGTAGCCGTTGTCACCGTGCCCTTCGTCGCACTGCCGCCCTGCAAACTCGGCTGACGCAGGCAATAGAGGAATCCTTCCGCAGTCACGCTCTTAATTTCGCAAAAGCCGTCAAATTCCTTCGACGTCACCGTCAGGACCGGCACGCCCTCGAACGGATGGCGGAACTTGAACGTGTTCCAGCCCGCACCGGCGTTGATAAAGCAGCCGGTCTCCATTGTGTAATCGTCCAGTTCGTTGGTGCTGCGCGCCGGTTCTGCCGCTTCGATCATGTCAAGCACATCCTGCGCCAGTCGATCGGCGGTCACGGCCTGCAGCGCCAGCTTGATGGTGGTCACGCCGTAGTCCGGGATAACGCCCGCCGTTACATCGTCGATCTGTCTGCGGATTTCCTCGAGCGCGGCCTGTACCGTCCCGCTCGTCACGCCCTTGAACGGTGTAATGCCGACCCTGCCCGCGCCCTCGGCGGATTTTACAGCATTGATATACCGCACAAGGTTTGCCTGCAGCTGTTCGAGCGCGGCCTGCACGGTGTTTGCGTTCACGCCGTCAAATGGCGTCATGCCGACGTTTTCCGCGCCGTTCTCCTTTACATCTCTGCGGTAGTCCTCAAGGTTCTTCTGGATACTCTGCAGCTGCTCCTGCACCGTGCCGCCGGTCACGTTGGTAAATGCATCGGCGCCGATCTGTCCGGCGCTGTTTGCGGCCTGCAGGCTCTCGATCAGCTTGTTAAGCCTCTCGATAATAAGCAGCGGCAACAGATCGAAAACCTTCTTGTTTTCCTCGGCCGAGCCGGTTAGCGCGTCCGGCTGGCTCTGCACGCCGGTCTCTGCCGCCTTTTCGGCCGAAATTTTGCTTTCATCGAATGTCATTTAATCACCTACTGTCTCTTTGCGTACTTTGCGATAAAGTACCGAATGACAACCTCGTGTACACCGAAGCCCTCGTCTACCGTGTCAGACTGCAGAATGACCTGAATCGCCTTCCAGCCCTTTCGTTTGAAAAGAAACGGGATAATGGAGTTGACTACCGTTCCGAACGGAAAACGTTCAAAGCTGATATAATGAAAATTCAGCCGATCCGCTGTCACGCGCTTCATGAGCGTTCCGTGGTCGGTTTCGAGTCTTACCCAAATCTCAACCGCACTGCGCGTGTACGCCTTGAGGTGTACGCCGCTGCCGCGCTTGGGCATAGTTTTCAGTATCATCGGCGTGTTCATCGTGTCCAGCTTGGTAGCCCACTCGGTGTGAATGGCCGCGCCGTCGTCCGAGAACGCGTTCATCATAATATCATTGTTCTCGTCTACAAGATCGTCATTAAACCGGCAAACTCTGCCGTCCTCAGTGCCGAAATACAGCGCCTGTTCGTGTGAACAGAGCACCTTTGCGGGCACGTTCGTCCAGAAGTACCATTCATAGCCGTTGTCGCTTTTGTCCTGATTGCCGTCTGCCACATACGCGCAGCCGTCGATCACAAGCACATACCAGCCGCGCCAGCAGGCGGCTACAGCGTCCGCAAGTCTGCGCTCCTTGCACAGCTTGGGGTTGACACGCCTCGACCGGCAGAATAACTGCCGCACCTGCATGTTGTTGTAATACGTCGTAGTCGGCGCATATACACCGCGCGGCGAGAGATACAGCGGATCGTCATTGAGGTTTGCCGAGGAATACTTTGCAATCGCACCGTAGCCGGGCACGCCCTCTTTCAGCGGAAAGGTTGCCACATCGTTCAGCATTGCGCCCGAATGGTGCCAGATCGTGCCCTCCTGCCGGTTGTCCTTCTTGATGAGCAACAGCTCGCCCTGCGCCTTGAGATAGCACATGATGGGGAAATCGCTCGAACCCACGACAGAATAGTTAATGTCGGGGAAATAGGTCGGGTCGGACAGGCCGGAAAACCATTCCATAGCCGCGTGCTCCTTGTTGCCGGAAATAAAAACGCGGTTGCTGCTGCCGTCCATACCGTAAATCGCAAAGATGGTGCAGCCGAGGATCTTCTTCCGGTCCTCGGTGGTCTTGGCAAACTTCACTTCAAAATTGGAGATACCGGCGTTCTCCGGCGCGCTCGGTGCTGTCTCAAACGTCACTGTGCCCTTCTCCGCATCGTAGCTTTTCACAGTAATTGCACTGCCGTTTAGATAGGCCGCCGTCGGCGTGCAGTCCTTGTCAATGCCGGTCACGTCCAGCTGATAGGTCGTGCTTGTGCCGTCTCCGATAAAGCGGTTCTTGCGCCACTTGCACAGCATATTAACGTTCTCGTAGGTCTCGCCGCCGCCTGCCGCCTTGCGCTGATAGCTGGTCAGCGGACAGTAGGCGTTGTCGTCTACCGCGTGAACGGCGGTTTTGCCGTCATAAACAACGTAGTGCTCGCCGGTCAGGATGAACAGCTTGCCGTGCATGTAAAAGCCCTGGCTGCGGCCGCCGCTGTTCAGCTTGTCCAGCAGCTCCTTGCGGCTGTCCTTTACTTCCTTGTAGTCAGCATCGAGCTTTACGGCATACAGCTTGCTCCCCGCATGGACGATGAGCGTCAGGTTTTCGTCGTCATTGTCGTTCTCATAGGGAAAAATACCGGCGACAGGAACAGCCTTGCCGTCCGCATCGGTAAACCGCAGCAGCGTGCGCCATCCATAGCGCCGTTCCGGGAAACCGCCCTCGTCTGCAATCACGTTCACCGCACGCGGCGAGCGTCCATCGTCGATCTGGGTCTCATCTGTGGAGTAGTCCAAACCCTTAAAGCGCTTATAATGCTTGGTGCCTTCCTCGGATTCCGTGAAATCCGGCACCGTAACCTTACGCGGCATGTCTTACTCCTCCCCGTAATCCGGCACAGCAGGCGCAGCGTCCTCAAGTGCCGAAACAAACTCATTCCGGAACATCACGCTTTCCGCCTTGCGGTTCTCATCGTCGAACAGCAGTGCCGCAGCAAGTCCCCACGGCAGCGCCACGCGCGTGATCCGGTCGTCCCAGTCGAGCACCGTGCTGTCTATCGTCGTGATCTCCGGTGCGCTTGTCAGCTCCTCGTCACCGCGCTGTGCGCGGATGGCGTTCTCATACGGCAGCGCCTCCACAAGCAGGCTATCGAGCAGCGTCGGCGAGTAGCTGTCGAAATCGACGTCCGTTCCGGGCGCTTCAATAATTTTTGCCAGTGCCAGCGTATAAATGCGTTTAATAGTCGTCGCCACGCTCTCACCTCCTAACAAACAGAGGGCGGGCAGCCGCCCGCCCTCCTGGGTCTTTACTTATCGGTAGCCTCAGCAATATCCGAGGTCAGCTTGCCGCCCTTGCCGAACGCAACCACGCGGATGGTCTGGCCCGCCTCAGTGGCAACCGTGCCGCCGCTGGCAACCGTCTTGCGGTTTGCCGAGAAGCGCGGATCCGAGCCGTCCAGCGTGTACCAGATTTCGTCCGCGCCTGCCGCCGTAACGGTCGCACTGTGCGAAGCGATCGCTACGGTGCACGCCTGCTTGCTGCCATCCTTGCCGATAACCACAACGGCGTCCGCCTTGCTGGCCAGTACAAACAGGTCGTAGGTCTGGCGGCCTTCGATCAGCGCACCGGAAATGCCGGGCGGGTCCTGATGAATCTTGGTGTCATTGATACGGTACGGGAACGCCAGCGCGGATTCCTGCGCCGCAACCATGTAAACGTCGGTCGGGAACATATTGCTCGGCACCTTGACTACGGTAAAGCCCGCGATCTGGCCAACCGTGCCGGTCGGCAGCTGCTTGCCAGCCAGCGAATCCAGGCCGTGCCACTCGTCAGACAGGATAATCTTTGGGTAATCCTTAGCGCGTACAAACAGTACGCGGCCGTTTTCCGGTACGAGGTGCTCGTCCATGTAGGTTGCCGCGTCGTAGACCATGGTAACAATGGTGCTCTTGGTCGGCTCTGCGGTTACGCCTGCAATGTGGCCGAGCTTTGCAATACGCGCAAAGCCGTACTTGTCACCGGTCGGCACGCACTGCTCTGCAATCTGCTGACGCAGCCACTGGCCGCTCTTGTTGCTGATAGCCTGCTCGCTCTCATCGCCCTTGTCAACAACGCCGGTAAAGGACTTGTCCTGAGTCATCATGTACTCAACAACGGTGTCCTGTACGTCCTTCACCTCGCCGTATCGGCTGGTGCCGTTGCGGGTGTAGTCCACAACAGGGGTGGTGTTCAGCATATATACGCGGCAGGTTTTCGCGCCGGTCATCTCCACGTTCGCCTTGCAGTGAGCGCGCAGGAACGAGGTGTGGGTATACAGTTTCTCAATAGTAGAGGCGTATTTAGTCGTAAGATTGATTGCCATAAAGTGTTGTCACTCCTTTTAGCTTCACAGTCCCAACAGTCCGCGAAGGAACGGATCAGAGGTGTCACTCTCATTTCCTGCCACACTGCCGGGGCTTGTCTGTCTGTTTGTCTGATTCTTTTCTGAGATCCTGACCGCCTGCTGATTCTGTTCAGCCTGATAGCGCCAGTGCGCGGCAACGGGCGTCATAGCTTCCTGCTGCACCAATTCAAGCACGCGTTTTGGCACTTCCTCGAAACTTTTCACGCCAGAGAGTGAAACATATTCTTCCCACGCGCGTGCATCGGCTTCTTCTCGTGCCTGTTCAACAGTCTGATCAATGCGCTGCTGCATGGCGGTAAGCTCCGCCCGCCGCTGTTCGGCAGCCTGTGCTTCGGCCGCCCGCCGGGAAGCCATGCGGCCCTCAGCGATTGCTTTAAGCGCCGCGTCCGGTGTATCCGGAAACTCCGTGCGGCACTGCTCCATCTCAGCCGAAAGCAGTTGCTCATTGCGTGCGCCCTCCAGCTGTTCAAGGTACTGCTGCCGGTTCATGCCAGCGGCCTCGGCGTACTGATCCAGTACGCGCATTTCCCGCTCGGCCTTGCGGTCATAATTCATGCCCTTCTGGAGCAGTTCGACCGGGTTCGCGCCGAGTGCACCGGTCAGCGCCTGCACTGCGTCTGCCGGCAGCAGGATCTGCTGTCCGTTGAAGACGAGCGGCACGGTCTGCACCGGCTGTTCCACCGCCTCCGGCGGTACTTCGCCGCCCTCTGGCGGCTGATTCTCCGGTTCTTCCTGCTGCTCTTCGGTGCGCTGGTCTTCCGCACCGTCCTGCACGGTCTCCTCCTCGCCCTCGGCAGCGGCCTGCTGGTTTTCCAGACCGTTTTCTCCCGTCAGGCTTTCGAGGAAAGCGTTGCCGTTAAAACCGTCCATGTCCGCGCCGGTGTCGGATGTATTGCCGTCCTCGGCAAAATACTGTAAACCGATACCCCCGCGAATCTCGCTTCCGTCCATGTGATTGCTGGTCTTCCAATCCATTTAGACAATCCTCCTATATGCAAAAGACTTTCGTCTCATTGCCGTGTGTTTATCGTGTGTTTATCGTGCGTTCCTGCACTCCGGCGGACGCACCGCCGTTCCGTAAGCAGTGCACCCACCCGTTTTCATAACGCTACATCAAAAGAGGTGAACCCGGACGAGGGTGATATGGCAAAAACGCCCACGCCCGCCGCAGTGCAGGAAAAGAGATCGTGTCCGAGACTCTGACGGGCAGGCAAGGAAAAAATGAACTCAGAAACCTTGCCGCCGCCATACAATAGAAAGGAGAAAATAGGTATGGCCGTTCCCTGGGTAAAGCAGGCTCGGTCGTTGGGCATTACTGCCCGTCACAGTCTCGGACTCAGTTGTATTCCGGCGCTCGGACGGACGCCCTCGACCCGAACGAGGGTGCCCGCCATCGAAAGAAATAAGGGGAATCAATGGGCGGGTGAGGTCAGCTCCCGCCCGTCCGAACGCCGGAACAGGGGTGTTAATATCTCGTGGGGTCCTCTGCATTCACGCAGCAGCCGCCCTCAGCACTCTCCAAATCATGCAAAAGACTTTTAATGCAGAAACCGAGGTCAATTCCCTCGTACTCTGCGCGAACTTCCATCGCGTGCAGATAATTACCCATGTGATGAATCTGTGCGACCAGCACATTAAGCGGACAGTCCGGCGTAAAATCCAGATTGTGAGCTTCTGCTTTAATAAGCATCTTGTGCAGCTTATTATAGCGGATCTTTGTTTCCAGATACTCACCGAGGAAACGATCCTTATAGTCCGTGCTCTCCGTCAGAGGCGCTACATCTTTCAGCGCCAAATCTTCAAAAGTTTTCATGCCGTACCTCCTATTTATCAGTCCACGGTTTGAAATCTACAATCTTTTGGAGCAATCCATCCGCCTGTCCGTCAAAACAAATTGCACGATCGTCAACGTACGCAACAGCAGGCGGCTTTTCCTTCATTACAGCATCTACCTCAATGCCGTTCTGTTTCAGATATGCCTTCACCGCATCCATGCCATCCTGCGTGTCGCAGCGAGTAGAAACAACGACAACGCGGTAAATCTGCCGCATTTTATAAATTTCCTCGCGGATACCAGGCACAGGCGGATCCGGAATGCAGGTCTTACCCCGCCAGCCAGAGGAATAACTATGAATAACACCATCGAAATCCAAAACAACTGTGTACTTCATATTCTCACCTCAAAACCGAAAATTCCGGTCCGTCCCCTTGGTGAACTTCGCCTTCTGCGCATTCAGCTCCTCCTGCATAGCACCGAACATGGCCTCAACCTGCTTCTCGGTGTACTCATACGAGCTGGCCGCCAGATGGCCGATCATGCTGATAGCCTTGCACGCACGGTTCACGCGCGGCTCTGCCAGTCGCACAAATCGTTCCGACTTGCTCTCATTGTTATCCATTCATTAAACCTCCCTGCTGTAATGCCTGCTGCATGCTGGCCTGCTGCTGCACTCTCTTTGCAGCCTCGACCAGTCCTTCCTGATCCTTAACCGAGCCTTCCGGCATGCGGCTGAGGAACTCAACCATATTCGGCATAACACCCGCCGTCTGCAGGTTGTTGAGCGTCGAGATCTGCAAAATGCGGCTCCAGTAGCTCGCCTCGCCGATATGGATGTTTAGGTCGAGGGCCTCCACCGGCAGGCTTGAGAAGTCATACATCTCCACAAGCGTCTGCTCCTGCGTCTCGCCGGTCTCGTCTGTCATCTCGTCAGTGATCTTAACCTGACGCATACCGTAATAGGCATGCATCATGTCGATGAGCACCCGCTCGTAGTCCTCGACAAACTGATAATATGCAATCTTGGTCAGCGCAAGCGGCGCAGCGTTCGCGGTCTGTACCGCTACAATCGCACTGCTGTTCTCCGGATTCTTCACGTTGCCGAGCGCGGCGTCATTCGCTCCCGCTACACTCTTGAGCGCGTCCGTCATGGTGCTGGTAATGCCGGTTGCCTCTGTCGGAATCGGCATCGAGCCTGCAACGCCGGTCAGCGCGTCCTTCACGTCGCCTGTCACGCCGATGGAAGTCGCATCGGGGTCCCAGCCCTTGGGGAACTTGTTCCGGTTGTAAACCAATTTGGGCATGGCATTGTTGCGCAGCATGAGCGCAAGCGCCGTCCACTGCTTGTTGATCTCAATCTGCGTGTTGATGAGCGGTTTGATCTCCATCACGCCGTGATAGCAGTTTTTGCGCGGCTTCCAGCTCATGTACGCGACGGGATAGAGTGTCATTTCCGTCGCCACGTCCTGTTCGATGAGTACGCGCCCGCAGGAGCGGCAGTAATGTACCCTGCCGTCCTCGCTTTTCCAGAACCGCACAAGCTCATTGCCGAGGCTGTCGCTGTTATTCTGCTCGTCATCACCCTTGTACAGGCCGTCGGACTCGCCCTCAATGGTCTCCCACTCGGCACAGCCGAGCCGCTTCGCGTCCTTGCGGATTTCAGATACCGGACGGCGGCGCACAATGATAAGGTACGGCTGCTCCTGAACATTGGAGTTACTCGGATTGCCGAACAGAATGTTCGTGTTCATCACCTGCTCGGCGCAGATCTCACCCTGCACACCGCCAAAACCGGACTGCTTGCTTGCGTCAAAGTAAAAATACAGTGCCGCGTCACCATCCACGCAGGCGTCACGCAAGACCATGTGGTGCTTACTTTTCAGTTTTGTTCGCTCAACCACACGATCAATGCTCTGCTCAAGGATTTTCGCCGCATACTCGGCCTGCTCGTCCGGAAGGAACGGCTCAACCTCCTGATCCACGTCATTGGAAACGATCTGCGCAACCTTGTAATGCACGATCGGGTCGAGCACGTTCATCGTAATCGGGCGCAGATTCTTACTCTTGAGTCCTTCCCACTGCTTGCCCTCCACGAAGTTCTCGCACTGCTTGACGTCCTCGTACAGGCCGAGGCCTGTGTTGTACTGTACACATTTTTCGTACTCGGCCTGCACCCTGTCAGCCGTGAGCGTGGTTTTCTGCTCATTCATCGCTCAATTCCTCCTGCCCGTGGGCGGTGCCGTCATAGCGCAGCAGATTGTTCACCTCACGCATAATGCGGCCCTCGGTACTCAGCCGGTACGCCTGTTCCTTGTGGAATTCCTCTTTCCAGTGCTCTGCAGCCTCCCGCTCGGTGTTCAGCGCCTCGGTCAGCTTACCGTTCTCCTGCTTGAGACCGTCAGCCGCGTTGCGGGCGCTCCACATCGCGCTGATTGCCGCGTCGTGTGCATCCTTGGTGGAGTCGAGTTCTGCCTGCAGCTCCTTGTACTTCTTCCGTTCGGTCTGCAGCTCCTGCCGCAGACGGCAGGCCGTGTCCTCACTCTCCCGCAGGGCCTGCTCAACCTTAGTGCAGCGCTCCACAAGCTGTGCATGCACCAGTTTTTCCGCTCCGAGCCGCTGCTCGTTTGCCTGCGAGGCAAGCTGAAAAGATTCCGCCTCAAAGGTTTTCTTACGCAGATCCGCGCCCAAACGCTTGGCGTTTCGGGTCTGCACGGCCGCCAGAATGGCACACATCGCTGCAACAGCACTAATAGCTAAATACATTTCCCATTTCCTCCTCGGTAGTCAGTTCGTTGTACTCTCTGGGTTCGCTTGCCGCAATCGGACGGCCGGCCACAAAGTACCGCAGCATATCCGCCGGATGGGTGTACTCGTGCGGATCGTTTGCCACGTCGTCCGGGTGCTTCTCATCGTGCAGCAGCATCGGTAAACTCTTGATGGTCTGCGTGCAGTTGGAGAAGATCATCAAACTCGGCTTGCCGGTGTCCTTGCGTACCTTCAGATATTCCTTCAGGTCGAGCCAGCCGAGCACGCGGTCGTTTTTCGCTTTTTCCAGAAACACTCCGCATTCCGCAAAGCGGTCTGCCGCGCTGCGTCCGGTGTCCTGCCGCCGGTTCCAGAGGTCAGGCGGTGCGAAGGTGATCGCATCGCGTTCCACCTCGTCCGAGCGCTCCAATATGGCGTTCGCCGCGTCCGACAAAATCAGTCCGTCGTGACCTTCACCCAAATCCTTGCCCTCGCAGAATTCCTTGTACAGATACGCAGTGCCCTGCTCATCCACGGCAAACCAGCCGACGGCCAGCATGTCAAAGCCGTAGTCAAGCGCCTTGTATCTCTGCCAGTGCTCCGGGATGGGGAACGCCTCGCAGACATGCGTCTCGCGCCGGAACTCGGGGAAATACTGTCCCTCGAACACATCCCAGTCTCCGAAAAGCATCGCCCGCTTGCGGTCCTCGGGCAGATTTTCGAGCGACTGAACATAGTTAGGTGAGTTTTTGACAAGCCACGGATTATCATAGACCGTGGCCTGAATAAACGTATAGTCCTCTGCTCGTTCCTGCTTAACATACTCGCGGTCGATAAAAAGCCGCTTGAACCAGGCATGACCAACGCCGCCCGGGTTGCAAGTCAGGTACATTCTCGGCGGAAAGAACTCCCGCATCTGACCGGATGAGCGGTTGCTCTCGGTCATTGTTGTAAAAACGTTCTCGGGGAAAAGCGTACACTCCTCCAGAAAGATAACATCATACGCCTGGCCTTGGTACTGGAGTAAGTCACTGTCGTTCCGGCAATAGCCAAACTTGAGCCGTGAGCCGTTCGGAAACTCAAACGCCTTGTCTGCGCTCTTGTACTCCGCAATGCCTTTCAGCTCCCGCATAGCCGGAATAATGTGGTTTTCCCGCAGCTCCGGATACGTCCGGCGCATAAACAGAATCTGAATACCGTCATACCGTAAACACAGCATGTTCGCCTTGAGTCGTGCAACAAAGCTCTTGCCGCCGCCTCGTGAGCCGCCATAAGCCGTGTAATGCGACCGGCTTTTCATAAACTCAACCTGTTTCGGATAGGGTTTTGGAATCACAAAGCTGTTCATTCTGCCAGTTCCTCCGCACCATCCACAAACGTGATCTGTACACCGGTGCCGTCCTTCTCGCCGAGGTGCTGCTCCAGCGTTTCCTGTCTTGCCGCAACATCCTTCATGGTTCCGGCCAGCTCGCGCAGGCCGACGCCGGTGTAATCGCTTACAACGTTTCTGAGACTTGCCACCTCGGCCTCACTCAGCGCGATCACGCCGTCCTTGGCCGCTTTTTCAAGCACTGCCAGTCCGTCATTGATGGTCCGGGTGTCCTTCGCAGCGGCCTCGGCCTTGCGGTCGAGCGCACGCAGAACCTTGTCCCCGATCTTCTCGCACCGTGCGATCTGCTTTCTGCGGATTTCCCGCCGGGCAGCCACGCCGTCCTCGTCGCTCTCGTTCTGGGTGTGTACCCAATCCGATAACGTGCTCTTGGGGATTCCGAGCCGCACCGACGCATTGGAGATTTTCACGCCGGACGCAATCAGTGCCAACGCCTCGTCTTTGATTTTCTGGTCATACTTACTCCCGCGCTGCTGCATCCAATCACCTCCCGCGCGTGTCTGTCTTTGCTGAATACAAGTATAATCGGGAATTTCGGACAGCCAGTAGGCCGCTAACCTCTTACCCGCGCCGAGCGCGGATAAAACGAGTGCAACGGACCGTCCGTTTTGTCCCGTTCCCGCTAAACCTAAGTATAATCGGGAAAATCGGACAAAACGGACAACTTTGTTCTGACAGCAAAAAAGCGCTCAGCCGAGCCATACAGCCCGCCTAAGCGCTTGTGTTTTCAGCTATTCGATTTCGCAACAACCTCCCGCTCGTACTCTTTCAGCAGCCGATCCAGTGTCGGCCTGCTGATCCCGTTTTCCCGCGCGATCGTCGCCTTGCTCTTGTGCCGTGTTACCCAGTCATGATATGCACCGGCAACATCGTCAATCTCCGTCTTTTTCCGTCCCTTGTACTTGCCCTCCCGCTTGGCGATCTCGATTCCCTCCCGCTGACGTTCCAGCATGTTTTCCCTCTCAAACTGATTGATGATCGCAATAAAGCCGATCATCGCACGCCCCATCGGGGTCATGGTGTCAAAGCCCTCCTTGTTGCTTTTCAGATGGATGCCGCGTTCTTGTAAATCCTTGGTCAGCGTCATCAGGTCAGCAACGCTTCGGCTGATACGGGAAAAGTCGTGGATGTAGATTGTATCGCCCTCTCGGGCATAGTCCAGCATTTCCCGCAGCTTCGGGCGGTTCATATCCTTGCCGCTCACCTTCTCGATAAACCACTTGTCAATGTCATACTGCTTCAAGGCTTCCACCTGCCGCGCCTCGTTCTGTTCCTCAGTCGATACGCGCACATACGCTAATTTTGCTCCGTTTGCCATGTTATCCACTCCTTGTTGATGTTTTGTAAAGTTGTATTCTTGACTTTGCTTTACAACTGTAAAACAAAGCGGAAAACCATGTTATTTTTACGTTTTTCGGCGCTCCTGCACACCTGCCCATTTGGGCATGTTCTATTTTTACACCGCAGGGCACAGCAAAGCGGACAGGGTGCATGCGCGTCACCCAATCCGCAGGTATCGCTCCACGAGCTTGCGGGGTCCGCTCTCATCCGCATACCCCATCCGCCGGGCACACTCGCTCCAGCTTTTGCCGTCCAGATACCGCAGCCGCAGGGCGCGCCGGGTCATGGAGTCTGAAACGTTGTCGATCCACTGCCGCACCGTGTCGCGCTCATCCTGGCACTCGGCCTCAATGGCCTGCAGCCGATCGCGTGCCGCGTCCAGTGCATCCCGGCCAAACAGACAGCCGACGCCGTAAGTCTCCTCGATCCGCTTGTGGTGCCGAGCCTCCCGCGCAAACCGTTCTCTTTCTTCTTCCAGTTCACAGACCAGACTTTCAATCTGCCGCAATCTGTCTTTTGTCACCAGATACACCTCCTGCCGCATCGGCCTTCCGCCTTGCGCTCGTCACCGTTACGCGCTTCCGCGCGCTCCGTCCTTTGAGAGAGTACAAATAGTAATGTGATTACGTTCTGTATTCATCCGTCCGAACCTCTCCGACAAACCGCGGGGGAATTGTTAGACCCCCTACAAGGCTGTCAGGCGGACCCGGCCGCCGATATCTTAAACTTTTCTTTGCCGTCTCCTGCGCAGGCGTTCCCACGGATCGGGAGCAGCCCTGCGCCGCTGTATCTGCCACCATGCGCTAAACGCCGCCTGGTTGTAAATGCGGCCGACCATAACCTCATACCTGCCGAACTCATTCGCGTTCTGCACATGTTCGATGACTTTCACGCCGGGCGGCACTTCCGCTTCTTCTTCCTCGCCCAAACGCAGCCGTACCGGCTCTGCAGGCGGGGTCAGATTGCGGCTGGTGGAGTATCGCCTTGCACCTTTGCCCTTGTGACAATCCTCCTTGAGCAGATAGATAGCGGTGTCCTCGAAAAAGTCCGCACCCTCGCGCAGCGTGCGCACATCGGCCAGACCGGAAGCCCAGCACTCGCGCACCACCTCGGCCAGCTGCACGCCGTGCGCGCCGCTGAGGATCAGGTGATGGTGCAGCCGCACCGGCTCGCCGTCCATGTCGTGCTCCTCTGTTACTGCTATGTACTTGTATTTAAGGCCAATCTTTGCATACGCCTTTTTCATCTTCGCGTGGAATTTTTCGAGTGCCCGCGCCCTGAACGCCTCCGGCGCATACGTCAGGCACACAAACAGATCCCGACCGCTCACAAAATTGGCGTTGATCAGCTGCATCAGCCGCCACTTGCGCTGTCGACGGTTGATCTCCTGCTTGGCCTTCTCGGTTGTCCGCCGTCTGCCCGCCCTCTGCCTGGGCGACATGCCCGGCATCGTGCCCATGGAATATAAACACATCTGATAGAGCGCACCATTGCACTCCTGTTTTTGATATAACATAAAAATCCTCCGTCCATTTCGACTCATGCATCTGCAAATGAACATATAAAATGTAAAGCCAGATCAAGCCAGCCCTTCACGGGCTGGCTTTCTCTTTTCCGTTTTTCATCTTCCAAACCTTCCGCGCCTCGGCCACAAAAACCCTGCGATAATCTCGCTCATACGCGCCAAAACCATAAGTAACCACAGCCGCCGTCATGCAGTTGATCAGCTCGTCCGCCGTCAAACCGTGCTCGGCAGCGTTCCGGATAAACTCACGCATTTCCTCATCCGGCGGCCTGCCGAAGCTCCGGCTGTAATGGGAATCAACCAGGTGTGCCGTCTCTGTCGGGCTGCGCTCCATCCTGAACACCACCCTCCACAATATCAAACAGCGTATTCTCGTCGAGATCGCGCAGTTCGAGCTGGCCGTCCACGCAGCGCAGCTTGAGCATCTCCTTGACCTCGCCGTTAGACTTGTTTTTCTGCGTAATGGCTGAGTTAACATTGTAATCAAAATGGGTCTTGTTGGTTTCGTGATAGATACCGTTCTCGTCTTGCTCTCCCACGTTCCAAAGCTCCACATTAACTTTGAGTGTTACACTGCCCTCGCTCAAGCCCTGCCGCAGCAGGGTATTCAGAACATCACGCAGCTTCGTATCGAATAAATCGACCGCATCATTAAAGATTCCGCCGCGCAGGCTCATCTCGTGTCTCATTCGCCTGTTTCTCCTCTCTGATTCTCTTCAATGTTTTCTGAATTCCCGCGTGCCGCGCCACCTTAAAATCAGTTTCCAGTCCAAACAGCTGGATGATCTGCTCAGTGACATTGACCACATCAGCCAGTTCTCCGGCAAGGTGTTCCAGTCTCGCGGTCAAATCTCGTTTCTTGCCGCCCAGCTCGTGATAGCTGAGCAGCATCAACACCTCACTTGCCGCGCTCGTAGCCTCGCCCAATTCTTCCATCAGCTTGCAAACCTGCTTTTCCTCGCCGTAATAGTTCGCGATCTGCATCAGCTTTGCCGCTCTTTTCACATTCATTTCATCACATCCTCATAAAAAACAATATCGCGCTTTGAAATTTCCTCTGCTCTCAGCCGCAGCTTCTCATATGCGTAATCCTGATCCACCTCGTCGATCATTTTCTGCAGCTCATCCGCAGCCGCCTGAAAGGCGTCAAAAAACTTGTCGAGCCGCTTTTCCGAGAAGCCGTATGCCTCGTGCAGCGCAACCGCCGTCAGCCACAGGTGCCGCTGCATGGAGATATTCACCTCGTGCAGGATAACTTCATCCTGCACGGCCTGCCGAATCATTCGTTTCCGCGCCAGTACATCGGCATAATTCATGCCGGCCGGCTTGCCTCTCCGCTTCTTCATTCCAGCTTGTCACCTCTCTGTACTGACCTTCTCCCGACCATTTTCGCGACCTCACGAAAATGATCTAACTGCTTGTCCGTAAAACGCATCAATACCCCTCCCTCGCAAACTTATTCTGCACGGCATTCTTGCTCTTGCCGAGCGCCGCGCCGATCTCCTTGAGCAGATAGCCGCGCTTGCGCATAGCAACCGCCTTCTGATATTCCTCGTACGTCCAGTGAACCGACTTGTGCGGCTTCTTCTTCCGGCAGCCCAACTCCTCCAACACGTTTGCGATCGTCTCATACGCCCGTCCGGTCTCCCTTGAGATAGCGCGAATGGGCATGCCTGCTTGATACATTTTCGCAAGCCGCTGTTTTTCCTCATCCGTCACGCGCGGCTGCCGGCGGCCATCCTGCTTGATTTTCTCCGGCACATAAATGGCTGTCGGCACCTCGCTGCACAGCCCGCGCGCATCGTCCTGCGGCGTAAATACGCATTCACGCGTGTAATATGTGCAGTGGTCAAACAGACTGTAATGCTCGGTCTCCTGTATCTCAAACCGGCCCTGCGGGTGTCTCCAAATAACCCGCGTCTTTTCTTTTTCTCGCATATTGTTCCTCCTGCCGCGCCTTGAAAATGGCGCGTTCTATTTCTTTCTTCTTTTCCCATACGTCCGGCAGCTCGGTAAACGGCTGGCAGATCGGGTAAGCCTTGCCCTCATCGCCGTAGGTTCCGACAAGGTGATACTCCACCTCGCCAAACAGGGTGCGCTGAACCTCAACGCGCACCCTGTCGATCCGCACCCGCGGCAGATCGGTAAGCTGAGAATACGGCTTAATTTCCAATCCGCTAAATCTCTGCATGGCCGCCCTCCTGTTTTTTAGCCTCCTGCCGAGCCTGCCACCGTTCGAGCAGCAGCGCCTCGAACTCGGCCGTTCCTTGCGCAGGCTCCGGTCGCGCTGCGGCCGTTCCTTGCGCAGGCTCCGGTCGCGCTGCGGCCCTTTTGGCTTTCTCAGCCTTCCGCTTTGCTTTTTCGACGGCCTTCACGTACCGCATACAGCGTTCCACCCGGTCATGCGGCATCTGGAACTTCTGCCGGTTTTTCTTCCAGTCTGCCATCAGCGGATCTGCCTCATCAGGTCGGCGCGGTACGCAATGTGCGCCGCCTTGTCCATGGAGACGCGGGCCGCCTTGCGGGCCTTGACTTCCTCTGCCGCCCGGCGGCGTTTTGCCGCACAGAGATCCGCATAGCAGATTGCCATGCATACCAGCATCGCCGTTCCGAGCACCGCCGCCTGCATGCGGCTGCAGGCACCGGCAATTTGCATGTACATCACGCCGCCGAATACCGCCGCCGACAGGCTCATCATAAACTTACTTGCCTTCATCTTTCTTCCTCCGTTCCTGATTCATCAGTAATTCCCACGCCGTTTTCTGCAGCCGCTCAATGCGCCGCTGCTTTTCATCCGGCGCAACGTCACGGTAGCAGTCGTCATCAATGTAAACCGTACCGTTCGGATAATGATATTCAGCCACGATTGCCACCGTAACCACCCCTTTCTAAAGCCTATGCTTAAACCGGCTTGTCTGTTGCCGTCCGTGCCGCCTCTGCCTCTAAATCGAACTTTTGTGCTTTCTCAAGCTCAATGCGGGCAGCGATCCGCAGGCTTTCCGGTGCTTCCGGATCGGCCATGATCTGCTCTGCCGTCATGGCAAGGTATTCATTGTAAGGTTTCATGCAGGTTTCACCTCGATCTTTTCCGCCTTGCCGAGCCATTCCTCGACCTTCTGCAGCACAACCTCGCGGCTGTCGCAAAAATATTGCGTCCACTGGTACGCAATATGACCTTTTTCCGTCAGAACCCATACTTCGTATTTCATAGTGTGCTCCTTGAACTATTCAATGGAATAATTTCAGAATTTCCAAACAGGTTGCAATCTTAGCCGTGATATAGGTCGATTGCGCCGGATTGATCTCCTTGCTCAGCTTCTCCAAACAGTCGGCAAGGAGAGTTGTTGTTATCAGCATAATTTTTTCGGCGTTCTTTTCTAACAGTTCGTCCATCTTCTCATCCCTTTCAGTAATGTTTTTATTGACTACGGTTAAGGAATATGTAACAATAGAATTGTATCCTTGCACGTCTCAAGAGGTGGAGCCCTAAAGAATATGGCGAAATTCTATGAAAGGAGATCGCGCATGGATTACAAAATCTATGACAGGCTGCAGGCTGAGCTCGGCTGTATCGGTGATGAATTTTCTCGAAACTGTTCCGCAATTCTTGAAAAGTCGGCCGCAGACGAGCAGAGCAAGCAGCTTGTCGAGGAAATCTGTGCTGCTAACACCAGTGCGCTGAACGAACTCGCAAAGTCTATTTCAGATGCACTCATTGCAGCAGCAAACTAATATCCCGCAAACCCCGTCAGCAGCTGCTGGCGGGGTTTGTCTTTTCCTCACAAAAGAAATCGAAAGGCACGCTCAGTGCTTCGCAGATTGCCTCATAGTCCTCCACCGATATACGGTTTCTACCGTGTAATAAGTTGTAGAGCTTCTGTTTAGTCCAGCCGCACTTGTCAGCGATAAAAGTCTGCTTAATGCCATTCTGTTTAATGTAGTCGGAAATCTTTTCGTAAAAAACCATCTAACGTCCCTCACCCCTTCCCGTCCGCCTGCTCGGCGTTGTTTTCGTTTTCCTTATCTGCTATACTGAAAGCAGAAAGGAGGTATTTCTCATGCCTAAAATGTTGCGTCCGCAGGATGCAGCCATTATGCGGGAAGCGCTGGAATATCAAGCCGAACCGCTCGATGCAGAAACCTTTGCGCTGATGCTTTCAAACAATATTTCAAACCCATTGTCTGAGGAGCAAAAGCAAGCGGAAGCGCTTTTGCAAAAAGTCTGTGCATTCCAGTCCGAGCCCGAAACCGGTCTGTTTCTGTCTGACGAGGATAGAGCGTTCATCGTTGTTTCTCTCAAACGCCTTATCTCGTTCTATGACGAAATGCTCAAAACCGAAAAGCGCTCTAAATTCATCCGTGATTACGAGAAATCAATTCGCGCATCACGCATTTGTATCTCTCGGCTTGCATAGCCTTGCGAACCTGCTTCCGGATTCGTTCCGGCGCAGGCCGTCCGCCGGAATACGGCGCCAAGCTGTAAGAAGTCCCGTCCCGCGGGGCTTCTTTGTTTTTCTCGGTGTCCATCCCCTCACCCCTTCCCTTCCGCCTGCTCGGCGTCCAGACCTCTGCGAATCATCACACGCAAAATCTCAGAGAATGAGCATTTGCAATATTTTTCACTCTTCCGCAATTCGTAAACTGCATTTTCCAGTTCCGGCGGAAGGCTGATTGTCTTTCTCGGCATCTCAGTCATTTGTACCTCTCCTTTCAAGTGGTGAACCTGTGATTTGTGATGCTATTATAGTCCACCACCTCAGAACTGTCAATAGGAATTTTGAAAAAACTTGACACCGGCTCACCACTGCTGTATGATAAGACCAACGGAGGTGACATACAATGCCAACAGATAAACCACGGTTTACAATCACCGTAGACCCTGCTCTAATGCAGGAAATCGAAGATTATCGGTACAACCATCGTATCAAAAACCAAACACAAGCTGTCATATCTCTCATGCAGCGCGGCTTG